AAATTGAACAACAAACAAAATTAGGCCAAGACCGTATGCAATCAATAGAAGATGAGCTTGCGATTTTACAAGCGCGTCTTAATGGTAATGAGGCAGAAGTAATCTTAAAAATGCAACTTCGTGATATTATGGCCGGCACTATTGGATTAGAAGAAACTAGTGTGTTAAACACATTAAAAGATATTAATGCTACTAAAGCATTATTAGCCGAAAAAGAAAAAATTGCTAACGTAGTAAAAGATATTGGATCTAGTATCGCAACTGGTATTGTCGGTGCTATAGATGGTGCCATAACAGGTGCTAAAACTTTACAAGAATCTTTATCTGATATATTAAAAGATATTGGTAAGATGCTTTTATCATTTGGTATTAAATCATTACTTAAGGCTACCAATATTGAGATTGGCGGTAATAAATTATTTGCCTTTGCCGATGGTGGTATTCCGCCAGTTGGTAGACCATCACTTGTTGGTGAGCGAGGCCCTGAACTATTTGTACCACGTACAACAGGAACAATTATTCCAGCAGGACCAACTGCAAATATACGTGAAGTAATGGCTAATGGTAATAATAATTATGATAATACTGTGCCAATACTTAATATGAGTTTTGAAACCACACGATTTGGTAATATTGATTATGTTAGCCGTGAACAACTAGAAGCAGCAATGATGCAAACAAGAGCAGAAGCAACAAAAGCTGGTGCAAAACGCGGCATGACAATGACATTAGATAAACTACAACAGTCACCATCAACTCGTAGTAGGATAGGTTTAGGATAATGGCTGCCTTCCCTTCTTTTATACCAACTAGCCGTAGCTTTAAGCCTGGTATATATCCGCAACGATCTTACCGTTCCTTATCAGGCGTTGTAACAAAACGTACATTTGGTAATGTACCAAGCCAAGCAACTTTAGATATGACATTTGATAATGTAGCTGATTCTACTGCAGCTTCAATTCTTATTCATTATCATACAGAAACAGCAGCAAATCGTAGATTTCTTATTGATAACACATTAGGTATTGAAGAATTATTAGGAGATTTTATTAATGGTAGTGATCATAATTTACGATGGGAATATGCAAGTCCACCAGAAGTGCAATCAATAAGACCAGGACGATCAAGCATTACGGTATCATTAATTGGCGAAATTCGTGATCCAAGGAGTGATGATGAATGACACTTGATATTCGTATTGCACAATTTTTTAAACTAACTGCATTTAATGGTCAACAGCATTATTATCAAAATTATTTTGCTAACGAAACTATAAATTATAAAGGCATATTATATAGTTTTGCACCATTCCAAGCGCAAGGAACAACTGCAGCTTTAAACGGCGATAATAACATACTACAAATATTATTTCCAAATGTAGATTTTGCAGTGCAATTATTATATAGCAGTAATAGTAATCGGTTATCTGTAATGGAGCTTACAACACAATGGTTAACGGCTAAAAATAACTATGCTGGTACAGCCTTAACAGAATATTTTATTGGTGTTGGTTCTTCTATTAGCGAAACAACTTTAGAGCTTAGATTTAGAAGTAGTATTGATAGTGTATCGTCTAATTTTCCAAATCGTACATTAACACGTGAATTAGCTGGTATATTACCGTTAGATTCCCAATTAATTTTGCAATGAAAATTAATACTAACGATTTAATTGGATTAAAATACGGCTGGGGTTATGCACCAGGTGATGGTACGGGTATGACTGATTGCTTTCAGCTTGTATGCGAAATGCGCGATCGTATGGGTTTAAGCGACTATAGAGAACAATTTGAATGGGTATATGACAAATACACAGAGGATACTTTTTGCCGTCGATTAATACCACGATGGCTTTTACAATATGGCACTAGACTAGATAATCCTAAAGTTGGTGCAGTATTATTGCTACCAAGTCATGCTGGCGGAGCATTAGGTACAGTCGTAACTGATGGTGCGCTTTTTCTTGCTTCTAGCGGTAATGTAGTAAGAAGTCAATGGCCTATGGGTATAGGCTACTATTTCTGGATGAACTGATGCGGAAACTACTACCTTACGAATACAATTTAATTAAGCAATTAGGAATTAGTAAAGAAGAATATTTAGAATTTATTGCCATACAATCAGCATATAATGATTCAAAAGCTGGCACGATTTTTGATATACGAGCAGAGCCTGTATCAATTGTTTTAACTGTTGTAGGACTTATATTTACAGTTGCATCAACATTACTAAGACCAAAGCCTAGAATTAATACACCTCGCGGTGTATCAGTTGGCACACCAGTGCAAGGCACACCTATTGAAGGTATTGGAGGTCAGGCACAAACAAGAGAACAGCGATTTTCGCCTAGATTTGGTTTTAATGGTCAACAGGATTTAGCAAAATATGGAGATCCAGTAAATTTAATTTATTGTAATACTGATATAAATCCTAAAGGTGCAGTACGTGCGGCGTCATCATTAGTGTGGAGTGCAGTGCGTAGTTATGGATCATCGCAATTTGTACAACTTTTATTAGTATTAGGTGCAGGACGTATTGCACGAATTAATGCAGATAAATCAGCTTTTGGCCAAGTTGCATTAGAAGATTTAGTAACACAAAATAAATTCTTCTACCATAATAATCAAAGCACCGGATTATTAACATGGAGCGATGAAAATTATGGCCGTGGTAATGAAGATCCTACATTTTACGGTAATAGTTTAAATAATCCATATAGGTTACAACCTGAACCTAGTAACAATAGAGTTGATGGTTTTAGTCAAGCATATAGCCCTAGTACGCAAAATGCTTTTGGAATATATGGTGTTGTACCAATAAATACACTTGTATATCAACGTAATGAAAATGGTGATAAAATATCACAAGCGGTTGGAATTACAGCAAATTATAGCTGGACAGGTGGCGAATTTTTAAATATAGGAACACAAATAACAATAACAATAGCAAACACAAAAGATCCTAGAACAGGTGATGAAGATTACCCAGGTCAAAATGATATATTTGAACAAGCACAAGAAACACGTCGTACATTAGCAACCGCATTTGATGCAAGCGGAATATTTAAACTGGGCTCTGCTATATTTAAGGTTATAAGTATTAATGCTGGCTCACCAGATGAACAAGATATGCTTATAACTTTAAAATGTATTGAAAGCGGATTTGCTACTTATTCAGGATATAATAATATTATACCACCAGCATCAACTAACGGTAATGCAAAACAAGTAAGAACTGATACTAGCTATGTAAATGCTGTAAAAATTTTAGAAAGATTAGCATCAGAAGATGATAGACAGGCAAAAAGGTTTACAGGATTTGACGATAGAGGTGAAATTTATGAATATTTAGATTATTCGTATGAAAATTTAGTAGAAGGGAACCATCCAAAAGGTGACTGGCAGCTTGCACACGAAAGAACAAGATTATCAGGATCTGGAGTATATAAACAAATACTTTATACAGGATCCGATCCTGATTCAGGCATAGAATTTAGTTATTTTTCAGGATATTATGTTAAACAAAGAGATATAACGCAAGAAGAAAAAAATGCTTATTTTATTTATAAAAAAGCAGAAACATCTATAACAGGCCCTGAATCATTATTTTTTACTAAAGCATTAGCACGATCAGAATCTGCCTCATATCGCACTATACAAGAATGTAATATTGTAGATTTTGCTATAAAATCTCGTATTTATAAACGTATATCAGGTAGACAACAATTTTATGGCAGAAATAACCGTAACGGCTATCCTATTAGTGATAACGGTATAAAAAATCGTGTTGCAATGTTTTTATTTAAATATCGACTAGCTGGAGTGTCTTCTTTTACAATAGCTCCGGTAATTATTGCAATAAGTCGTGCTGCTGATATTGATAATTTTAACTATATTAAATTTTCTACTCAATTGCCACAAGCACAGTACTGGGAATTTAAATTAGAATCTATTGCAGAAACATTTGCTGAAATCAAAAAACATAGAGAACTACGCCAAGATGATGGTTCTACAAATTTTTTATATTTAGAAAATTCATCAGATGGCGTCACAATTACTTTGCCAAATGTAGGTACGTTACAATCAACAGGACGTATTATAAATAGTAGCCAAGGATTTCCACCATTAAATGAATCACCAGGAGGTATATCAGAATGGGATTTATTTAATCTTGATGCTGATAGTCAATGTCAATTTTCTTTTGAATCTGGACCTGAATTTACACTTAGTTGTGTTAGTGAACAACAAATACAACCATTTAGTAATTTCCCAAACTTATATAAAAATCTTAGTATGGTTGGCCTTAATTTATATTCTGGTCGTAATTTACAAGATTTACGCAGCTTTACTGCATTTGTAACTAAAGGACGTATTTCTACATTATTAGATGGTGATGGCACTGGTTGTGCATGTCATGCACCAGATATTTTTCTTGATACTATAATTGATGTAGAAGATGGCATTGGTAAGTATGCAAAAATTCAAGGTGTAGATCAAGATCAGCTTACAAAAACAAAACGTTTTTGTCGCGTAAATAAACTATTCATGGATGGTGTTATTGCTGATACAACCAATTGGAGGCAATTTTGGGTTGATGCTGCACCTTTTAGTTTATTAGAATTTGCACGTATTGGTGGTAGAGAAACTTTAATACCTGCCGTACCATACGATGAAAATACTGGTACAATGAATAGAATAGTCAATGTATCAGCATTATTTAACCAAGGTAATATAATAGAAGGTAGTTATAAGGAAGAACATCTTGATTATGGATCAAGTGTCCAAGATTTAATTGCTACAATTGTATATCGTGGAGCAGATGCAGATGGTACATTTTCTGCTAATCGTGCTGTAGAAGTAAAGTTAAATAATACGGTAGAAGCTGATGCGGTACGTGAAACTTTCTATGCTTCACAGTTTGTTTCTACTCAACAGCAAGCTATTTTATATGGCAAATTTTTATGCAATATAAGACGACACATCAAAGTAGGAATTGAATTTAAAACATTTCCTACAATGGACCCAATTAGCCCAGGTGCTTTTATTTATGTTGATATTGGTCAAAATAGCTGGGATGGTATTCGTACAGGGATTGTTGGTCGTGGTGGCACGTTAAATATTCCATTGGATAATTCATTGCCAAATGCTGCTTATGCGTTTTTACTATATCAAAGCGGCAAAGCAGTGATTTCTCGAATTGCTACTACAAATAATAATATTGCTGCTGGATTAGCGGATTTAGATGGATATTTATTTGTGCTTGGTCAAAAAACCACTACTAGGCGTGTATTTCGAGTGACAGAAGTAGATATGGATGAAGAAGGTGAAATTACTGTACGAGGCACTAACTATCCATGCACAAGTGATGGGTTATCTGAAATTGCAAATTTTGAGGATGCTGTTTTTACCGTGACTGGTGCAGTAATTTAAGATGCCATTGCACCTATTCCAGTTCCTGAGCTAGACTAAAAAAGAATCACCGTTTTATGGTATGGCTTTTTTCACTGGACGCACAGGTGCATTATTCCTTATACCAGCAGGGAGTGGCGAATATGATCCTGTTAACACCGAGCAAGCACTTAAATTGCGTGATTGGTCACTTGAAACATCTTTAGAATTATTGGAAACTACGACTATAGATACAGCGGTAAAAAGCTATACGCCTGGTTCATCTAGTGCAACTGGTAGTGCTACGGTCTTATATTATAGACGCGAAGGCACGACTAGCACTGAGCCCGGAGTTCAATTTGATATATTTTTAAATAAAATAATGAAAACCACTACTGCTGGTGTAATAGAAGCGGATCGTGTAGGGATGCTTTTGCGAGCTGGTACTACTGCATCAGGAGGTGATATAAAAGATGACATTGCATTTAATGCTTACATAACTAGCGCTTCAATGCAAGTATCGACAGGCGAATTATCATCTGTATCAATTAATTTTACAGTAGATGGGCCATTCCGTGAACTTATTAACGCATGACATTTTTTTTAGGTCATTATGGCAAAATTAGTTTGCGGCGTAAAGCAGCAGGTGTTTTTAATACAAAAGTAGTACCGGCAGATGTAAATACTACGTTAAATCGTTTTGGTTTTGATGGATCAATTGAAAATATACTTACAGGTGATCAAATTGTAATCACAACAACTGATGCTCGCGGCCTTGACTTTTTGCCAACTACAACATGGCCTCAAGGCGGAGGTGCCACATTGAATATGGTTGTAGCATATTGTAATGTTAACGCACTTGGCGGTTTAAGGCTATTTAATACTTTTAGCGACTCAATAAATAATAACCGCGCACAAGAATATCCAGTTGAAGCGTTTGTTGGTGATCCCATTAAAATTTCTGTGCAAATTTATGGATCAGTAGAACGCATTTTAGGAGATGTGACAGGTTATAAATTTGATACTGATAGAGAAGCTATGGATACAACCACTATGTCTGATAGATTTAAACGTATGTATAGCGCAGGATTAATTAATGGTTCAGGTAGCATTGATTGCTTATTTAATACTACAAATAGTGGTCTAATAGAAAATTCGTTATTGATGCTTCAATTAATTACTCGAACTGATATTGGTAGTGAATTTAATAGTTATTTACAACTCACCGATGATTTAATTTATCCAGACACACGAAATGTATATTATGAATTTTCTGCAATGGTTACCCGTACAGGCATTGAAGTACAATCTGATCAAGCTATAATGTGCGCTATAGATTTTGTAACCACGGGTGAAATTAAATTGTTGCTTGGTAAACCACAAGGGTATATCCTTAAAGAAGATACTGATAGACTGAGACAGGAGCAAAGCCTAGACTTCCTATTAACGGAAGTAACCGACTAAACTATAGCAAACACTCTGTGAAACATGGCTGACCAAAGGATAACAGACTTAACGCCGCTTTCTGAAGCATCCGTTGCTTCTATTGATGTACTACCTATTGTCGATATAAGTGCTAGCGAAACCAAAAAGGTAACAGCTAAGGATTTATTTGAAGCTGGTGCTGCGTTAGCCGATAATGCCAGCATCGACTTAATAAAATTAAATCAGTCAAGTGCGACTAAGATTGGTACCACAGCATTGGCTGATGGCGCGATCACTGCGCCAAAATTAGCAAATAATTCTAGTATTGTTTATAATTCAGTTGAACCAGCATCTAATAATTTCACTGGTCGTGCATTTGCTAATAGTACAGATAAAAATCTAAAGATATATGACGGAGCGGCATATCAGCAAATTGTTCTACCTTCTGCCGGCATTGCTACTAATGCAATTACCACAGCAAAAATAACTGATGGTAATATAACTACTGTAAAATTAGCTGATAATGCAATCACCACTGCAAAAATAACTGATAATAATGTTACTTATGCTAAAATCCAACAAGTAACTGCTACAGATAAATTATTAGGTCGTAGTTCTGCTGGTGCAGGAATTATTGAAGAAATACCATTAACTGCTGCTGGACGTGCATTACTTGATGATGCAGATGCTTCTGCACAACGTACTACGTTAGGTCTTGGTTCTTTAGCAACACAATCTGGTACATTTTCTGGTACACATTCAGGTACTACTAGCGGCACTAATACAGGAGATCAAACTATTACATTAACAGGAGATATTACAGGTAGTGGTAGTGGATCATTTGCAACAACAATAGCCAATAATGCAATCACCACTGCAAAAATACTTGATAGTAATGTTACCACTGCTAAAATTGCTGATAACGCTATTACATCAGGCAAATTCCAGGCTGGCGCAGTTGATGCTGCTGCTATTGCTACTAATGCTGTCGGGTCTGATGAATTAGCTAATGATGCTGTTGATACAGCATCAATTATTGATTTAGCTGTCACTGCTGCTAAGCTTGCTGATAATGCTGTAACTGAATCAAAACTTAATACTGCGGCTGTAACTAATACTAAAATTGCTAATACCACAATTGAGTATAGTAAGTTAAATTTAGCTGATAATATTATACCTGGTGCTAAAATTGTTAGCGACTCTATTACTGTTAATCAATTAGCCTCTTCATCTGTTAGTACATCTAAATTAACCGATGATGCAGTAACTACTGCAAAAATTGCTACTAATGCAATTACCACAGCAAAAATAACTGATGGCAATATAACTACTGTAAAATTAGCTGATAATGCAATCACCACTGCAAAAATAACTGATAATAATGTTACTTATGCTAAAATCCAACAAGTAACTGCTACAGATAAATTATTAGGTCGTAGTT